ATGGAGCCTAAGTAATGTTTCTATGGGTAGAGAAGTATCGACCAAAGACAATTGAAGAATGCATACTACCCGAAGATACTAAGCAAGTATTCAAAGGATTCTTAGAGCAAGGGGAGATACCAAACCTCTTGCTCTCTGGGTCTGCGGGTGTAGGTAAAACCACAATAGCGAAAGCATTGTGTGATGAGTTAGGAGCAGATAGTTATGTCATTAATGGGTCTGATGAGGGTCGATTCTTGGACACTGTACGCAATCAGGCAAAGACCTTTGCTAGTACTGTTTCTCTTACATCTGAATCTCGTCACAAAGTTATCATTGTGGATGAGGCAGATAATACAACACCAGACGTACAACTATTACTACGTGCGTCGATTGAGGAGTTTCAAAAGAACTGCAGGTTCATCTTCACGTGTAACTATAAGAATAAGATCATAGCACCACTGCATAGTAGGTGCTCAGTAGTAGACTTTAGTGTTAAAGGACAAGATAAGAAGGAGATTGCTGAAGCATTCTTCCATAGGGTCAAGGTTATACTTGAGATGGAGATGATCAAGTATGAAGAGAAGGTGATAGCAGAAGTAGTAATGAAATACTTCCCTGATTTTCGTAGGACTCTTAATGAATTGCAGAGATATTCTGCTACAGGTAAGATAGATTCTGGTATACTAACTTCTGGTAATGAATTTAGTATAGATAAGGTAGTTGGCCACCTTCGTAAGAAGGAGTTTACTAACATGAAGAAGTGGGTTGCTCAGAATATGGACAACGAACCACAAGTTATCATGAGAAAGATCTATGATAACCTTTATAATTATTTTGATCCTAAGTCTATCCCAGAGGCAGTGTTGATTATCTCTGAGTATCAATACAAGTCTTCCTTTGTGGTAGATCAGGAGATAAATTTAGTAGCGTTTATGACAGAGTTAATGATGAGGTGTGAGTACAAGTAATGTGGTATGTAATAGGTTGGACAATAGTTACATTATGGTTGCTATCTAAACTAGGAGTCTTTAAAAAATGAGACAGAATTACCAAACACAACCCATGTTTCCTATCAGGTGCTTTAGTTTTAAGGCACCTGCTGGTATGAACGATGATGTCTTAGAGGCAGCACAGAAGTTAGAGTATAGAAACTATAATGCTGAGTATGGAGTTGGTACTTCCAGTAGTATACTGAGGAATCCAGACTTCCATTACTTACATGAATGGTTTCAGTGTTGTATTGACACATTGCATATAGACAATGGCTGGAATTGTGATAGAATAGTAATCAATAAGTCATGGGTTAATAGATCCGATGCTGAGACTGGTCATCATCATGCACCACATAGACATCCAATGTCATTCTTAAGTGGGATATATTATATGACTGAAGGACCATCAACTGAGTTTCGTGATCCTCTATCACAGAGAGAGTGGGCACAGTTGCATTTGGATGGAGCACCCATAACAGACTCCACTCAATTTGTACGTCCTATACCAGGAGGTCTATTCATCTTTCCTAGTTACATGATTCATGCTACCGATCCTAATCTTGATTCTGTTAATAGATTCTCGATTGCTTTTAATACATTCCCTCAAGGAAATATTAATATGGGTGGATGGGATGAGTCTATGCTTAATATAGAGAAGGTAGAAGGTTGGTCTGACTTAGGACCATTAAACATTGCTGATTATTGCTCATGACAGCATGGGAAGCTAGCAAGGAAATACATTTATTTCCAGTGAAGGTACGAGAGTATCGTAAACCTGATGATGAATGTAATGCTGAGCTCATAAAATTCTTTAAGACCTATCCTCAGAAACAATCTAATTTTCCTGAGGGTGTTATCACTAGCAAACCAGATTTGTATAAGTGTGATAATGTATGGGTTAAGAGAATACATGAGTGGTTCAACTGCTGCTTAGAGGAGTATTGGAATCAGTATCAGTTACACTGTGACAATTTACAAATCTCTCAGAGTTGGTTTAACTGTGCACCTGCTGGTGATGGTTTCGGACATCCTTTACATAGACACCCCATGTCATATGTAAGTGCTGTATACTATCTTACAGAAGGTTCACCAACAGCGTTTGATGATCCTTGTACGCCTAGAGTATATGATACACTAGACATACACATGGATAAAGAGATGGAAGCAGAGTGGGGTATCAATGAGACTATAAAGGCTGAGCCTAATAAGTTAATCATTTTCCCAGCATGGTTGAGACATTTCTCAGGCAGACACTTTGCAGATTATGACCGATGGTCTATGAGTTTTAATGCATTTCCAACAGGAAAAGTTAACATTGGTCCTTGGGACTACCCACAATTAGAAGTAAAAGTATTATGAAGTATTTGAAAACACCATTGAGATATCCAGGCGGTAAGTCTAGGGTTGCTAAAGATTTTATTCCTAGATTTCCTAATGATATAGGAGAGTTTCGTGAGCCATTCTTAGGTGGTGGATCTGTAGCATTATTATTCACACAGATGTATCCTGACGTACCAGTGTGGGTCAACGATAAATATAATTACCTGTATAATTTCTGGGTGCATCTCCAGAAGGATGGCAAGAAATTATCAGACGATCTTGTAAGTATTAAGACAGATAATTCGACAGAGGATAAGGCTAAGGAGTTATTCAAAGATGCCAAAAGCAAAATACACAAAGAGGATTCTTATACTCAAGCTGTGCTTTTTTGGGTTCTTAATAAGTGCAGTTATAGTGGACTTACCGAGAACAGTTCCTTTAGTGCGACAGCTAGTAGACAAAATTTTACAATTAAAGGTGCCAGAAACCTCGTTAATATTTCCAATCTAATAGGTAACTGGAAGATCACTAACTTAGATTACTCAGATGTTATGAAAGCAGATGGTAACAATGTGTTTCTTTTTCTTGACCCACCATATAAGATAGGGACATACCTATACGGTAGCAACGCTGAGTTGCATAAGAGTTTTAAGCATGAAGAATTTTATGAGGCTTGCAATCTATGTAAGCATGATTGGTTTGTCACTTATAATAATGATGATGACTTGAAGGAGATGTATAAAGACTTCCATCAGGAAGAGTTTAAGATCACCTATGGTATGAAACATAGACCAGACAACAAGTTAAAGAAAGAATTATTAGTAGTCAACTACGACGTTAACGCAACACCGCTAGAGGCAATGTATGCATGAGTATCCACTAAAGGATTACCTTAACAGTATCAATCTAAAGCAGGGAGATCTCTCTAAAGATGAGAGAGCAATGAAAAAATACCCTGCTTTCGTTGTGAACAAGTGTTTGTCTTCCTTCATTGACACAGTAATGCATGCCAATGAAATGAATGCTTCTTCACATTTAGATAACGATCTTCAATACCAATACTTTATACATAGTGTTAGGAAATCTAAGCGATTTTCTCCTTGGGATAAGAAGTCTAAAGACTGTGACCTCGACTTAGTGAAAAGATACTATGGTTATAACACTGAGAAAGCTCAGCAAGCGATGAGAATTTTAACTCAAGATCAAATTGAAGTTATTAGATCTAAATTAGATACTGGAGGAAGACAATGAGTGATGAGATCTCGTGGTCTCAAGACATGATGCTAGAAGTTACCCTAAAGGAACCCGATGACTTTCTCAAAGTGAGGGAGACATTGACTCGTATAGGTGTAGCGTCTCGTAAGGAGCGTAAGCTTTATCAGTCTTGTCACATTCTACACAAACGTGGTAAGTATTACATAGTGCACTTTAAAGAACTGTTTGCACTAGATGGTAAGCCTACTAACATTACATCAAATGATGTACAACGTCGCAATCGTATTGCCAAGCTCCTTTCAGATTGGGGGTTGATAGAAATAGGCAGTGAGATTGAAGACCTAGCACCTCTTAACCAGATAAAAGTTTTATCCTTTAAAGATAAAGGTGAATGGACACTAGAGTCCAAATATAATATTGGTAAAAAGAAGCAACCGCAGGAGGTGAGTTAGTATGGCTGACAAAAAAGAAGAAGACTTGACAAAGAAAGGAGTCTTTGGTACAATAAAGGACAAGATCTTACCAGATGAAGACGAACAAGCAGCAATCATATCTACTTTTGTGAGACTTGGTGTACTTGTTTGGAGTGGTGGAATATTGACGTTAAACTACGTCGCTATCCCAGGAGTACCACAACAGAAAATCGATCCAACCTTCATAGCTTCGGTGTTCACTGGGGTTTTAGCTTCGTTCGGGATTCAAACCGCTTCTAAGAAGGGGGATGGTACCATGAAGATGAATGGCAACGGAAACGGTGCAGGCGGACCTGGTGGCAACGGTGGACCTGTGCAAACCTTAAGGATTGAGCAAGCACCACTAAAGATTATTGCTGTTGATCCTGGTAAGAAAGATGAAACCTACAAATTATAGTCATGCAGAAAATTATTAATGCTATTGCTATTGCGTCTGGTATTATATCTCTCTCCGTTGTTAGCGGTGGGGTATATCTTTATACACAAAAAGATGCAATTATAGAATCAGTTACAGAGAAGGCACTAGGATCTATTGGTGGCGGTGCTATCGGTGGTTCCCTTAGTGGACTTGCAGGTGGTGCACCTCAGCTGTCTCCTGATGAGCCAGCACTATCACTTCCTACTGGACCTTCACAGCCATTCTAAATGGACTGGAAGTTATATAAATCTCAGGTTGTCCTAGACAATCAGAGAGTGATGATTAGTATTTTAAACAATGCCATTCCATCTTTGGGTGGCATTGATTCTACTTGGTCATACGACAAATATAACGTATTCGGATTAACCTCCCCAACTCAGGTCTATTATGACCTATTCAATGAGTTGAGGGGGTTTGTTTATGACTACATACAACCAAAACAATTATGGATGCAGTCATGGGTCAACTATCATATGCCTGATCAAGTATTACAGTGGCACAATCATGAGTGGCCGATACATGGATACATATCTATTAGACCTCATAAGACTAAGACAGTCTTTGAAGGATACGAGATAGATAATGAAGTAGGTAATGTTTATATTGGTCCTGGTAATAGATACCACCGTGTAGAAGTGCTAGAGGACTATGATACTCCTAGAATAACCTTAGGATTTGATCTACTTACTAAACCTACTCAATGCTCTAACAACATTGGATTGATACCCTTCCCTAAATGATGTTTACTAAGTTAGAAACACCAGATACTCCTGAGTATAGAGACTTTAAGAAGTTAGTACTGAGTGCTAACTTTGGATGGTCATATAATAGTATGGCAACAGGGTATAGTAAATACGTTGCTGGTAATGGTTACTCTGACTTAGCATTCTATTCACATTCCTTCTTACATGGTCCTAGTCCCAGTCATGGACTGTATTCTAAGGTTAATTCAGAGCATATAGATCTTGCAGAGATACTTCTTGACCAGATATTTTCTCTAAATAACTTAAAAGTGGAGGCTGTGTACCGTATTAATGCTAATGCAGTGCACCCTGTAGAGAGTAATATTCTTACAGTTCCACATAACGATCATGAGTTTCCTCATAAAAATATGTTGGTCTACCTAACTAATACAGGTGGTGATACAATAGTATTTGATAAGGGAGGAAAGAAACATCACTTCACACCAGTGGAGGATGATATAGTAGTCTTTGAAGGACTACATTGCATGGTACCACCTAAGAGTGGTAGACGAGTAGTATTAGTAGCGACTTATCTCTAATGGACGTACAAAAACTTACAACAGGAGTCACAGCAGCAGCAGTCATAGGTACTGGTGCCACTGTAGGCGGTGGTGCTTTAATAGATCAGCAAACAGGTGGCCCTCAGAAGAGACAGGATGCTCAGATAGAGAGGATCCGACAGGTAGTGAGAGAAGAAGTATATCTACAGATGAAAAACGCATGGCCAAGTACATCAGGGCCAGTGAAGGGATTAATCAATCCGACTGAGGATTACAAACAACAAATACCAAAATGAGTGGAGATTCTAGAGACCAACCAGCTATTTTCTATAGTGAAGAGCAGACGGTAACAAAACAAATTTTAATTCAACAGAAAAGGGATCAATCAATGAGCGACATACTCTTTCATGTATACGATAAGAAATCAGAGGTGGTAACACACAGTCTGACTGTGGAAGAGTTGGAAGACATGCTAAAGAATGAGCAGATTAATACAGCAAAGCATGAGATAGTCCCAGTATGGGAGCCACCTTACGATGAGATCTCGCAGTGACAATACCTAACATTACGATACCTGATAGTGGTGTACAACCCATTGTAATTAATGCCACAGGCATTAGGCAGATCCGTAATGTAT